GAGATTTAATCCCTACTGTTAGAAGTGAGACTGGATTGTATGTTTACTATCGTGAGAACGCTGGTTTAACTAACAACATCGCTGCTCAAACTGAAGGTTCTGATAAAGGTGAGAACAACTACTCTTTGACTGAAGTTAAGGTTGTAAATGACTACCTTGCTGGTTTCTCTACTTTCTCTAAGCAAATGTTGAAGTCATTACCTTTCTTGACTCAAACTTTACCAAGAATGTTACAAAGAGATTTCTTCAAGGCTGAGAACGCTGCGTTTTTCTCTACTGTATCTGCTGCTGCAACAGGTTCAACTACAACTGCTGAAACAAACGATTTGTTACAATTAGTAGACTACATCGGTAACCAAAAAGCTGCGAACTTTGTTCCTTCTTATGCTTTAGTATCTCAACAACAAATGGGTCGCTTATTGAAAGCAACTATTGCTGCTGGTTACTATGCTGGTGCTGGTAGTGTTATCGTAAACCCTAATGGTGGTATTACAATCTGGGGTGTTCCAGTTGTATCTGCATCTTGGGTAACTGATGACAAAGTTTTAATCTTTGACAATAGCTACTTAGAGAGAGTTGAAGTTGAAGGTTTAGCTATTGAGTTCTCTTATGAGAATGGAGATAACTTCCAAAAGAACTTGGTAACTGCTCGTATTGAGTGTTACGAAGACATCAACTTAATGTTGACTACATCTGCAATCTTTGCTGATATGGGTAACGTATAGTTCTAAAGGATTAGTAAATAATGACCCCTACCAATTCGGTGGGGGTTTTTTATTGGAATAAATTAAGTAATTTTGTAAAAAAAGGATATGTCTTATTCTAATTATATTAATGACTTTAGTGCAGTTCCTATCGCACCAATTACAGAACCAGTTACTTTAGCAGAGGCAAAATTGTATTGCCGTGTTACAACAAGTGCTGAAGATACCTTGATTACATTAATGATTACACAAGCAAGAGAAGCTATCGAAGTGGCAACAGGATTGAGTTTGATACCAAAGGACATTACTACATATTTTTATAATATTAGTGGCAATTTTGATATTCCTTTCGGACCAATTGACATTGATACGTTTGAATTGTTTGATATGGAGCAAGATGGATTGGAAATTACAACACCAAACCTACAATTAATAGGTAATGAGTTCCCTAAATTAGTTTCACCAAGATATGCCAATTTAAAGGCTACTTATGAGGCTGGTTACACAACTATCCCTAAAGACCTTAAATTAGCCATATTAGACCAAATCTCTTATGACTACGAAAATAGAGGATTAGATGGTGATTCTGGTATTTGTGAGAAGTCTTGGAAAGCGTGTCAAAGATGGACAAGAATATCCCCAATTTTATAATATGAAGTTAGGAAAAGCAAAAGCAAATTACGTTGATGCCAACACGATGACTCGTGAAGTTGGAATCTATGCTCCAACAAGGACAAGTGATGGTCAAGGTGGGTTCACTACCACATTTGCCCTACAAAGCACAGTTTGGGGTGATTTAAGACCAGATAATCAAGTTCGTGAGATAGGAGAGTCAGAATTACAATTCGACCAAAGAAATAGGCTTTATATTCGTTTTGGCGTTAACATAAACGATTCCTACGAGGTTGATGTTGAAGGTTCAAGATATACAATACATTCTATTAAGAACGTTGAGAACCAAAATAGGTTCTTAGAGTTAATAATTTACAGATAATGGCATTTACAGTAAACTTAAATGGACTAAAAGACATTCAAGATGCTTTAAAGAATATTGATGTAAAATTAAAGCAAGATGTGGGCGATGAGATTAACGCTTCCGCTTTGAAGATATTAACCGATGCGAAAAGACTTGCTCCTGTAAATTTCGGTCAATTAAGGAATCAAATAGCATTAGAGCCAATTAATAATTTAACTTATGCAGTAGAGGCTAAGGCATCTTATTCTGCTTATGTAGAATTTGGTACTGGTAAACAAGTAAGCGTTCCAGCTGACTTTAAATCTTATGCAGCAGAATTTCAAGGTAAAAAAGGTGGCAAATTTAAGGACTTTGTAGATGCTTTGACTTTATGGGTTAAGCGTAAAGGCATTGGAGATGGCAAAAATGATAGAGGATTAGCTTATGTTATTGCAAGGAGTATATTACAAAAAGGGATGCGACCTCAACCTTTTTTAATACCTTCGTATGAAACGGAGAAGCCCAAATTAATACAAAGACTAAAAAAATTGTTAAATGTTAAATCCTAATATAGAGATAAAAAAGTGGTTTTATACTAACTTGACAAGTGCGAGTGGATTAGTCGTTTACGATGGTTTTGCTCCAGAAGGTGCTGGTGATGAGTATATTGTTATGACTGGTAGAACATCAAGTCAAGAACAAGGCAAAGCTGGATATACAAATAGTATTTCAATCACAGTTGATATTATTACAAAAAATGCTAACTTTGGATATAAACGTGCTGAAACAATAAGCGATTTAGTGTTGGATGATATAAACTCGGATTCAGTTATAACCCTATCAAATGGGTTTACTGCTTCAAGTTTAAGTGTAGAAAGCATTAGAAACTTAGATGGCTTAAACCCTTTGGATAACGTTTTTAGAGTATTGATAACTTATAACATAATAATAACTCAAATTTAAAATTAAATAAAATGGCAGAAACAAAAGTAAGCGGTAGAGACTATATCCTCTTAGCTGACATAAACAATGATGGTACATACAAGCCAGTAGCTTGTTTGACTACAAACTCTTTAACATCAACTAATGACACAATAGATGCAACTTCTAAGTGTGGCAACGAGTACACTCCAGCACCTTCTTTTTCTCAATCTTTTGAGTGTGAAGGTTTTGCAATTGATGAAACAGGTACACCATCTAAAGATAGTTACCAACAATTATATGCTGCTCACGCTGCTAAAACTTTATTTGCTATTAAAATGGGTAGAGCAACTCCAGTTGCGGGTGATGTTTATTATGGAGGTACTGCTACAAGTTTAGTATTTATTAGCGATTTTGGTGTAACTGCTGATGATAAGGATGATGTTAAATTTACTGCAACTTTTGTAGTAAGTGTTCCTCCTATTGCACAAACTGAAGTACCAGTATAAATAAAATAAAAAACTATGTTCGAATTAAAAACCAACAACAAAACAATTCAATTAAAGTGGGGTACTTGGTCAATGCGAGAATTTTGCATTGCTAAAGGTATAACGATAGATAAATATTTCACTTTATTAGGAGAATCACATTTTGATTTAGACAATATCATTAAGTTGGTATATATAGGTTATAAATCTGCTTGTGTTTCAAATAAGGATGAGATTATTTATAGTGAGGCTGATGCTTGTGATTGGATTGATGAATTAGGGTCAATATTCAAAAGTGATGGTCAACTTGTAGATTATATGAAATATGTTGTAGAAACAACAGTAATTTCAGTACAAGGAAAGCCTAAAGAAGAAGAAAAAAAAAAGCCTAATAAAGCTAAATTGGGATGATGTATTAGTTAAGGCTGCTGAATGTGGGATAAGACCAAATGAATTTTGGGATATGACTTGGAAGGACTTTTCTGTTATTGTAATGGGAAAGGAAAGAAACGAGTTAAACGAATGGGCGAGGACAAGAAACCTCGCCTATATTATATACTTAAGTAACACAACCGAGAAAAGTCCAAAAAGCATTAAATCATTTTGGAGCATACCAGAGCTTGACAATGTAAATATAGAAGAAGAAAAGACATATTTAACCAATGAGCAGTTAGCAAGAACATTAAAGTTATATGGTGTAAATTAATAAAATGGCACAAGAAACGTTAAAACTGACTATAACCGCTGATACTGCTGAAGCAGCAGCAAATTTGCAAAACTTTATTAAGACTTCTAAAGGCTTAAAAACAGAAATGCAAAATTTTGGTAATGTTAGCAATCAAGCGACTTTTGCTTTATCAAACTTATCAAGAGTTGCACAAGATGCTCCATACGGATTCATAGGTATTGCGAATAACTTAAATCCATTATTAGAATCGTTCCAAAGATTACAAAAAGATGCTGGTAGTTCTGGTGCTGCATTAAAAGCAATGGCACAAAACTTAATGGGTCCAGCAGGTATTGGATTAGCTTTAGGTGTTGCATCTTCTTTATTAGTAACATTTGGAGATAAGTTGTTTCAATCAAGTGCTGCTCAAAAAGCGGCAGCGGAAAAAACGAAAGAAAATACTGATAGGATAAAAGAGCAAAAAGATGCTATTGACCAAGTATATTCTTCAACTGCACAAGAAGTAACACAAGTTTCAAGTTTAGTTGCAGTATTGCAAAATGAAAATGAAACAAGAAATAGAAAAGTAAAAGCATTAGAGGCATTAAAAAAAATAAACCCAGAGATATTTAATGCTTTAACACTTGAAAAAGGAGCGGTTGAAGGATTGAATACTGCGTATGATACATATATATCTAATCTAAGTTCTTTAATACTTGTTAAAATAAAACAAAAAGAATTAGAACAAGTAACTGAAGAAATATTAAAAAGACAAGGTTTAACTTTAACACAAGATGCTAAAGATATTGCTGCAACAGGTAAGATTTTAAAAGATAGTGCAAATACAAGAAAAACTGATGTTGAATTAAGGAATCAAGGATTAAATGAAACTATTAAACAAAAAAAGGAAGAAACTGAATTAAATGGTTTATTTAAAACAAGGAAGAAGTTATTTACTGATTTAATTGAATTATCAAAAAATATAAAAGTTCCAAATGAATATGATGCACCAAAAGCTCTTAAAGAAGATAAAAATTTATCATCAAAAGAAATAGCTGATTTAATTCGTTTAAGAAATAAATCATTTGATTTACTAAATCCACAACTTGAAACTCCAGAAGATACTTTTGCAATAAGTCAAAAAAAATTAGAGGAAGCAAGAAATAAATATGAAACTTTCTTTCTTGGTATTAAAGAAAAGAATGTAGCAGATAAATTTAAAACAGAACAAAAAGATTTACAAGAATTAACACAACAATATCAGCAATTTGCACAAACACTATCTGGAACTGTAACAAATGCTTTATTTCAAATGTATGATGCAATGCAAGAGGGAGAAAATCCTTTAGAAGCAATTGCAAATATGTTTGGTCAAATAGCAAGAAATATTGCAGCTATGGTAATACAAGCATTGATATTTAAGGCAATTATGAAAGCATTTCCAGCATTAGAAGGT